TTTCGTACGTTTCTCGGATGCGTCGAGATATAATTCATCATAAATAACACCCCAATCATCATGATATTTATCCACTTCCAACTCATCAACTGTCATCGTTACGCTCTCTATGACATGACGCCCGAGTTGGTCTGCTATATTTGAATTTGAATTCACAGCTGGAAATGTCATGTGTATATACATATTCGACAACAAATCGCCCATATTCTGTGGGTTTAATGAAACTTTCACCGTTTTACCAAAAGGCCAAGTTGATAATCCTGTTTCTGAAGATGGTCTGGGTACGGTTTTACGTTTATGAAATTTTGTAAAGTTTGAATGTTGCTTCGTTTCATATTTAAAAAAGGAATGTTCTGGATCAGTTCGTAAAAGGTATGTATCCTGCTGACCTATAGCATTTAGAGCTAAAACAGCCGCTTGATCGGGACCTTTTAAGTCCATACTTATCTACTATCTATAAATTTTTAATATCATTTTCCCACATATTTACCGGTGATGTCGCTGTTGTTAATTGAAGTTCCCATCTCAATTGCTTCACCTCTTCGAGTAACGCTGTTACACGTTCATCCGTGTATTCCACCGTCCTTATGTTTAACAAATAATCGTAACTCCCGTCAACTTTTGGAAACGTGTGTGACAATTCTACTTCGAGGTCTCGTTTTTTGCGCTTGAACACTATTAACGCTCCACTGATAACCATCGTGACAAATTTCGCACGATGATTATACATGTCAACTTTTTCCTGAAGAACCTTTATCATATGCGCCTTGCGTTTAATGTAGTACTCGTAACGAAGCTTGATAAAATCCATCAAGATCAGTTCAGCACTTCCATATTTATGAATTCCTTTCGTGGGGTGGAAAAGATGCATATTCGTCGTACGAATTGTTTTTTGTAATTTCAGATCCTTCATAATATCCTTACCCGCGTACCCCTGAATAACAAAATCAACATCTTCGGTTGTACTATTATTGGTATACGAGTCAATAACCTTCTTTTCAGCGAGAGTGTCGAGATGTTCCTTATAGTCCTGTGTCCACCGACCGGGAGGTAATTCAATCACCTTGACGGTAGTCCCGATAACTTTCCATACTCCCTCTGTCACCCATGTATCATTCTCGTAAAAGACACGACCCTTAAACCCCCTGAACCAAGGTTCCATCCTTTGAATGCCTTTACCTGTAATAAAACTGAGTATATTAGCTGCGATGTCCTTAGGGTTAAATGGGGGTACATAGCAACTAAACCCTGTACCAATACCTTCCGTGCCGTTCACGAGAACCATGGGTAATGCTGGCATGTAAAATTCGGGTTCAATAGACCGACCGTCATCGTCCAAATAATTGAGTATCGGATCATCCTTGGGATCGAAAATCTTTCGAGCACTGTTAGTCAAGCGTGTAAAGATATATCTTGTCTGCGACGCATCTTTACCACCCATAAGTCTGGTTCCAAATTGACCACACGGTTCAAGGAGGTTAATATTATTTGAACCTGTATAATCATTTGCCAATTTGACGATAGTTTCCGCGAGGGATACTTCACCGTGATGGTATGAACTTTTTTCTGCTACATACGCAGCCAGTTGTGCGACCTTCATCTCATCACGTAAATTCCTTTGGAAACATGAATACATGACTTTACGCTGTGAAGGTTTAAGACCGTCTGCTACGTGTGCGATAGATCGTTTCAAATCCGCGAGACTGAAATTAACAAGATCCTTGTGTACGAAGTCTGTAATAGCCAACCGTTTGACATGCCCGTATGGTACTTCAAGCTCGCGCGCATCCTTTGCCGTACTTTCGAGGAGCCAGACCTTTCTATCATCCGCTTTCTTCTTATCGAATGCGAGTACGATTGATTTATCTGTCATGACATCCACTTCAAACTTCACTGTGAGTTCTTGTATTTTTTTGAAATATTCGCGAGCTTCTACCGATGTAGATGTACCGAGACCCTTATAATACTTGATACGCCATCCATGTTTTCCATCTCCATACCATGTTCGAAATGCTGAATCCGTATAAAATGATTTCGATTCTGAGCCTTTGGTCGCCTTAATGATGGGTGTAACCATACTCACAACAAATCCCAGTTTCAAGAGACTTGGCCAAAAGTAGTGAATCATATTGAGAATGAGACCCTTAATATGACTTCCGTCGTTATCTGCGTCGGTCATGATCATGAGACGCCCGTATCGAAGTTCAGAAACATCTGTATACTCTTTTCCTTGTTGAAGCCCCAAGATTTTCTTGAGATCATTGAACTCCTGGTTTGATGTGAGTTGTGATACCGAGACATCGCGTACATTCTTACATTTACCTCGAAGTGGGAATACACCATAATGGTCGCGACCAACCACCGAAAGACCGGCAACTGCGAGGGTCTTCGCGGAGTCACCTTCTGTGACGATGAGGGTACACTTACCCGATTGAGCGGTTCCAGCTTTATTGGCATCATCTAATTTAGGAATACCTGTAATCTTAGATTTACGCGTACCATCAGTCTTTTTGAGTTCTTTCATTTCCTTGAACTTTGAAAGTGCTGTAAGTTCATCTGCGATACCAGTTTTGAGAGCATTCTTCACGAATGTTTTGGGTAATTCAAACCTACTTCCAAAGTGTTGTGATTTGGTTGTACACTCCGATTTAACCTGACTAGAGAAGTTCGGATTCTCTAGCGTTGCCTTTACGAAGATTGTAAAGGCGTTCTTAACCTGTTGTGGTTTGAGTTTAATTTTTTTTGCCATGTCTTCAATAATACCATTTGCGATAATCGTCGTGACGTGATCAACATGTGTACCACCACGTGAGGTACAGAGACCGTTCACGAATGATACTTGTTCCATTCCATTTTCAGATGGACCTATACATACTGACCAGCGATCACTTGTCATGGAGTGAACATTCTCCACACCGTCATGCATCTTCGCATACGCTTCGAAGTTTTGTTTTGGTAACGTTTCATTGTTATACTTGACCTTACAGTTGGGTGAGGTGCATATGTTTGCATCCCATACTCTTTTTTCGATAATTTTAGTGATACCCATATCCATTTGTTTCATACCAAAACGCTTCCAGTCAGGTCTGAATGAAACGGATACAGATGAAGTTGCGCCGTTGAATTTTTTAATTTTCGGGGGGTAGCATGTTGTCATGTTATCAAACCATTCCTGTGTATATTCTTGTTTTGTTTCGGAATCCTTGATGATGACAGAGAACCAAGTGGAATAAATGTTTGCAAGTTTAGCACCGTACCCATTGCGACCACCGACTACGCGTTTTTGTGTGTCATCATAATTGGTACTCGTGAGGAGATGTCCGAAAACGAGTTCGGGGTTCCATATACCTTCTTTGACATTCTCACGGATACTGATACCCCCTAGTGGTCCGTTGTTGTCCACGGTAATCATACCATGTTCCATATCCGTATTGATTGAGATTAACGAAACATTTTTGGGATGCATGGAGTTTCGGTCGATGGCGTTGACGAGAATTTCATCAAAGATTTTCAAGAGTGCCGGGGAATACTGGACAGAAGCCTTCGCAAACGTATCTCCATTCAGAATCCAATACGGTTCACGGACGAGGTCGACGGGACCGACATACGAGTCGGGTCTTTTGAGAACGTGTTCTATATGAGTGAGTTTTTGTACGTTTTCCATATTTTCTTAGTTTTATTACAATTCTACACTCTAACTTAAGTAGTATTCTTCTTCTTCTCTGCTAGATATACTCGCCGACTGTATATGTAATCTCATGTATTCACCTACCATACCCGCGTCAAGGTTGGCATATGGTAAAACCTTGTCGTGTATATACTTCAACTCACCCCTGACGATATCGGGGTCAACTAAAAAGAACTCTCCGTTATTTGCCCTCAGATGATTGAAGCGCGCATGCAAGTACATCTCAATCTTTTTTGTTATGTATGAACAAACAGTTTTTTTACCATTTTTTTTATTTTTGAACTGGGTATTGAAGAGTGTGTGCATTTTAAATTTTTCATAAACACCCGAGTTTAGAATTCCTAGACGAGAATCGATCGAGGTACACATCCCAATTTTAATAAATTTTTCTTTGAAACACGTGTTGGTCAAAATATAAATAAACCCACGATCATGTGTGTCGTCGATTGTCTCTACATTTTCGCGTGGTTCAGAATGTCTGAGATATTTCAAAACTTCAACCTTCGATCTAAACCGTGTACCTTCAGGTGTGAAATAATAGTGATCAACTTGACCACGACTGGCACCATCTTTACGTTTAACACTTTTGATAGTCCAATTAGACGGCAGTGTGAGACCATATTTGGATACGTATTTGTTGAGTTGTTCCATTTTGATTGCTTATATTACCACTTTAAAATGTCGACTTAGGTTTGATTAATCCTCTTTTGTTAGCTTCACGTATAAGTCCACCGAACCAGTGTAAAATTTCCTTCTCACTTTTAGATTTACTTTTGGGTAAAACGTTACGACACTGACCGAGTTCTCTCGATCGTAATGCTTCTAGTGACGGTCTTGGTTTATGTGTAAAGCACGAATAACAAATAGGTTTGACTTTTATACCACTTCCCATGAACGAATAGAACTTTTCATTATTATATGTGAATATTGGACGTATATGTTTGTAGTATCGCACAAAGTTCTTATTATCTTTTCCGCGTGTACATATCTTAGGGTTTAATGGGACATTACACACATTACATATAGAGTACCAGGATAGTTGCATACTTATCAGTACTTTAAATGTAACTTAAGTGGATAAATCTATATGTATATTCAAGAAAATTGAAAATGACTACTTACGAGGAATCTATTCGTTCGGCACTTGTGGTACGTAAGCAAGATACCGTCGACGATGCGTGTGAGCACCTTGGTCGAAGTATTATGAAGATGAAACAGAAGTATCAACAGCACGCAGATAAAAAACAATCCCGAACACTTATTTTTCTTGACGAGATGCCAATACAAGTTCGTGAAAGTAAACACGTGAATAAAGTATGTCAGGCACTTACACTGAAAGGAAATATGTGTACGTTTAAATCTGTAAACGGATCTTTCTGTAAAAAACATAGTTTGACTAAGAATGAGAGTGTACTAGGTAAAAAACCGAATTTGAACATGTAATATTATTTTATTGATATACTATAAATGTTAGATCAGGATACACTAAAGCCTGTCATTATTTCGATGATCGTGTATATGATTATCGCTAAGATGATTCCCGAATTTATTAAAAAGCCCACCGGTGTTGCGTTTATAGATGATATTAACATGATGCTGATAGCTCAAAAAGGCTCACTCACATCCGGCGCTATCCTTACCGGTCTCGTGATGTTCATCACTGGTTACGTTGAAAGCGAATTCCTCTAATACATTTTCTTTACCCACAAGTCTATGCGTGAATGTGTGCTCCATTACACGAATGTCATTTTCGTATGCGTGTTTCATGAACTCTAAGAGTTGATCGAAGTTTGGTTTCCCCCATTTCATACCCCTTTTGAATAGGAAATCATCGTCACTTAATTCTTGAAGATCACACTCAATCGTATACGGTGTTTTGATATATTCAGGCGCACCGCCATAATTCGTGATAATGACCGGTTTATTTCTGATCGCCGCTTCTATTGCACCCATTCCTACACCTTCAGAGCTAGAAAAACTCACATAGCAATCACTTTTCCAATGTATCTCATCCATCTCGTCGTCTGAAAGCAGACCATTAATTACTTCTACACGTGGGAATTGTATATCGATATCTTTATTACACGTGGCCTTTACCAGTAGACGTGTATTCGGTTCATTCAACCGCACGAATGCTTCGAGAATATTTTTAAAGTTTTTACGTTGATCCATCGCATTTCCTATGAAATAGAATGTATACGGTTTTGGTTTGGGTGTTGGTATATGTGCGTGTAAGACCTTGAAAATAGTATTTGGAAATTGTTTCGAAAATACACGCTTACAGAAATCACTGGGAACCAGTACAGTTTTAAATTCATCCATGATCATTTTGTAATCTTCGTGAACTGTTTCGGTTTCACATACAGTCATACAGGTCAGGTTCTTCACTCGGGTTCTGGCGTATTCTACATACTTCATATGTTGAGCAATTGGTAAAATAAATATCAGACCATCTTTTTCTTCAGGTAAAGTCTCTCCTAATTGATAATATGCGGCATGCGGTGTAAATAATTTGGTATATTTATTTGTATGTTGACCAATCCCCGATTTAAGAGATGAACCGATGAGTATCATTTAGTTTAAAGATAATATTTCCTTTATATATATTACTATGACTTCGCTTCGCCAAGAAATCGAAGATGAGATTACTCGTGTCCGACTTGATAAGACTAAACTGTATACGCTACTCGGTAAACTACTCGATCAGTGTGAATTGGGTGGTGCCGGTGGTGTCGGCCCCGCTGGCCCCGCTGGCCCCGCTGGCCCCGCTGGCTCCGTTGGTCCCGCTGGTCCCGCTGGTCCTAAGGGTCTCCCGGCCGTGAATGTCGGTGACGCTCCAGTAGCCGCAACCCCTAAAGAGGCTCCTAAGAAGGTTGTCCCTAAGAAGAAGACGTTGTCGGGTGTTTAAATAAAAAAATGTAAATATATTCCACTAGTTAAATATGATCAAGATATCTAACTGGTAAAGTTTAGTTTGTAAAATCGTCATTTATTTCATCGGGTACTTCACCGCAATCGAAATCCTCGCCATCGAGAATATCAACAACATCATCTAATAGATCGAGAAGCGAAACGAGTTCTTCGAGAACAATGCGACGATTGTTATCTTTCCAGACCGAATTATCACGTCGTTTATGAATGGATGCTTGGATACGTTTATTTTTTCGAATTAATTGATCTACATTCCTTTTTTTGGTTTCTGAATACACGCGACCATGTTTACGCTTATTCGAAGTAGCGACAATGGGTGTAAATGTACAAGTACTAATCATGTTACTATATATACGATGTATATCTTTATATAAATTATCTCATCTGGAAAGGGATATCATAGTCGACTAGCGACTATTTCTGTAAAATTAGCTGGACGCCTCGCTATCTTATCGGCTTCATCCCGTGATGCGGTTCCATCATACTTCCCAATATCTCTACCTACATTCGTATTATCCTTACCCACCCATGTGGTGCAATAGTCTATACTCTCATTCGTCAAGGTCGAAAGTCCGGTTTCGGTATTCTTCCCACAGTAATTAGACTCGCTACAACACTGATCAGCTGGACATTTAGAACCACCGAAACTTACCGTGGTAGTTAACCACTTTCCATTGATTTTCCTCCGAACTGGTCCACTGACACCACAACGATTGTTCACCCCCTCATTATACGGATTCCATTCAGAGGCGATCATGCGACACGCCCTGTCCGCATACCAACCGAAACTTCCATCCTCGTCTTTAGAATTTTTACACAGATCAGCCAAAATCTCAGCATCTATCTCATTGATGATAGCAGATCTAGCAATATCAAACCCTTCACATTTTGGATCTACTAGATTACTGTCTCTCGCACAGAGCGCATAGAGGTGACCATCAAACTCTTCACACTTTGGATCTGCTAGATTGCCGTCTCTCGCACAGAACGCATCGAGGTGGCCAACATACTCTGAACATTTTGGATCTGCTAGATTGCCGTCTCTCGCACAGAACGCATCGAGGTGGCCAACATACTCTGAACATTTTGGATCTGCCAGCAGATTTCCTAAACAGCCTGCATCGAGAGCCCTTTTAGCCTTATATACTGGATAATCCGCACACTCTGAATCCGTGGTATTTTCTAAACAGCGTGCATCGAGGTGACCATCAAACTCTTCACACTTTGGATCTGCTAGATTGCCGTCTCTCGCACAGAACTCATTAAGTTCCGTCCTTGCGAGGATTCGTGTAGCGAGTATAGTTGAAAAATCAGATGGACGCCTCGCTATCTTATCCGCTTCATCTCGTGATGCGGTTCCATCATACCTCCCATTATCTTTACCTATATACACACCATCACTCTTCTTCACCCTACACCATTGAGACCAGGGACCTCCGGTTCTGCTTGAACACCAATTCGCATTACTACAACAAGCGTCACCTCCACATTTACCGCCACTAGCAGCACCGGCGCATTGTCCACCGGTGCTGCGACAGGCGCTGTCCGCACTAGCAATTGTATTTCCATCCGCATCTTTCGAATTTTTGCACAGCTCAGCCAAAATCTCAGCATCTATCTCATCGGTGATAGATACAGCCATATCATAACCATCATACCCTTTACACTTTGGATCCCATAAGTTTTCCTCGCAGTATGCATCGAGATGGCCATCATACCCTGAACATTTTGGTTCTGCCAGATTTTCAGGACAGAACATATCGAGATCCTTTTTAGTCTCATACGCTGTATAGCCTGCACAATTTGAATCTACGGTATCCGTTGCGCATTTATCATCGAGCGCTTTTTTCTTATCATACGCTTCATAGCCCTCACAATCTGGATTCGTGTCATTTGTTGCGCATTTATCATCGAGCGCCTTTTTATTCTCGTACATTGGATAGCCCGCACATTTTGGATCCGTGGTATTTTCTAAACAGAGTTCATCGAGAACTCTTTTAGCTTTATATATAGGATAATCCGCACAATCTGGATCCGTAGTATTTGTTGCGCATTTATCGTCGAGATCCCTTTTAGCCTGGGCATTATTATACGATTCATAGCCCGCACAATCTGGATTCGTGTCATTTGTTGCGCATTTATCATCGAGCGCCTTCCTTGCGAGGATTCGTGTAGCGAGTATAGTTGAAAAATCAGATGGACGCCTCGCTATCTTATCTGCTTCATCACGTGATGCGGTTCCATCATACCTCCCATTATCTTTACCTATATACGTACCATCACTCTTCCTCACAACGCACCAATCAGTTTCCGGACCTCCGGTTGTACTTGCACACCAATTCGACCAACTACAACAAGCGTCACCTCCACATTTACCACCACTAGCAGCACCGGCGCATTGTCCACCGGTGCTGCGACAGGCGCTGTCCGCACTAGCAATTGTATTTCCATTCGCATCTTTCGAATTTTTGCACAGCTCAGCCAAAATCTCAGCATCTATCTCACCGGTCATAGATACAGTCATATCATAACCATCATACCCTTTACACTTTGGATTTGCTAGATTGTCATCTATCGCACAGAACGCATCGAGATGGCCACCATACTCTGAACATTTTGGTTCTGCCAGATTTTCAGAACAGAACATATCGAGCGCTTTTTTATTCTCATACATTGGATAGCCCGCACATTTTGGATCCGTGGTATTTTCTAAACAGAGTTCATCGAGAACTCTTTTAGCTTTATATATAGGATAATCCGCACAATCTGGATCCGTGTCATCTGTTTCGCATTTTTTGTCGAGATCCTTTTTAGTCTCATACATTGGATAGCCCTCACAATCTGGATTCATGTCATTTGTTGCGCATTTATCATCGAGCGCCTTTTTATTCTCATACATTGGATAGCCCGCACATTTTGGATCCGTGTCATCTGTTTCGCATTTTTTGTCGAGATCCCTTTTAACCTGGGCATTATTATACGCTTCATAGCCCGCACAATCTGGATTCGTGTCATCTGTTTCGCATCTTCCGTCGAGCGCTTTTTTATTATCATACGCTTCATAGCCCACACATTTTGGATCCGTGTCATCTGTTTCACATTTTTCGACGAGAACTTGTTTCATGACCATAGATGAAAAGTCGGTCGGACGCCTCGCTATTTTATCTGCTTCATCTCGCGATACGGTTCCATCAAATCTTCCATCATATTGACCAACATACCCATTACCTGTATCATTGAAACACCAATTATTTTCTGAATTACTCCCAGTTACAGTAGTCGTTCCACAAAACCCAGATTGATTACAACATTGATCCTCGGGACATTTAGATCCACCAACACCATTACCACAATATCCACTGGTATAGTCCATTTCCGATGAAGTTTTACGACATGCTCGATGTGCTGCATTCTTGAATCTATTACCATCTGTCCACCATGAATCGTCACATAATTCACTTAAAATTTCATCATCTATTTTGTTAGCTTTCGATAAAGCTGTATCATGGCCTTCATACCCTGAACATTTTTGGGCATCCCATAAGTTTTCCTCACAGTATGCATCGATGTGACCATCATACTCTGAACATTTTGGATCTACCAGGTTTTCTGAACAGAACCTATCGAGGATAGCCTTATCATGACCTTCATACCCTGAACATTTCTGGGTATCCCATAAGTTTTTCTTGCAGTACGCATCCATATGTCCCTCATACCCCGAACATCGTTGGGTATCCCACAAATTCTCTTGGCAGTACGTGTCAAGTTGATCCTTAGCTGTTTTAGCATCACCATGTCCCTCATACCCCGAACATTGTTGGGTATCCCATAAATTCTCTTGGCAGTACGTGTCAAGTTGATCCTTAGCTGTTTTAGCATCACCATGTCCCTCATACCCCGAACATTGTTGGGTATCCCATAAATTCTCTTTACAGTACGTGTCAAGTTGATATTTAGTTGTTTTAGCGGCAACGTGTCCCTCTTTCCCTATACACTTTATATCCCATAAATTATCTTCGCAGTATGCATCAACATGACCCTCATATTCTGAACATTTTGGATCACTTAATGATACGTTTTCTACGCATACACTATCTAGACTGGCTATAGAGTGTCCCGGCATTCCTACGCATGATGTATCTATAACGAGATTTGAATGTGTAAGTCCGTCAATCGTTTGGGTACAGTATTTATAATGTGCAATTGCTCTTCTTATCGAGATGTTAAGGGGGGTAAAGCAGATATATGGATCATCTTCTTCCCAATCTGTATTGACGACGTCTTGTGGGTTTAACACCTCTTCGATCTGTTCTTCTTTCTCGGTCATTGAAATTTGTATATTTTCGATAGATTCATTGAAGTAATATGGATCGTCGTTTTCCATCCTATATATATCCTGGTCATGAATAGCATTCTCGAGGATAGTACGAATAACATCCAATTCACGCTTTAGTAGTTTCGCATATTCGTCTCTCTTTTTTAATTCGGCAAAGTGTTTTATTACATCTTGGGCAGTTTGTTCCCCCGTTATTTTGAGACGATCATTTCGTTCACCAGTTTCATGTTGTGTACATTTATGTATAATGCCATTGGGATAGTCTCCCTGTCCGAAAATATCTGGTGGGGCATTGTTCGACATAGTTCTAAATTCAGTGTAAATTTTCATCGCTTTCAACATATCTGAACGCGAACCCGTGAGACCGGTGGTGTTAATATCATAAGTATCATCTTGTATATATTTATTTGGTGTAATTACTACTTCACTCTCTTCATCTTCAATTTGTAGAGCTTTATACGCCGTGTCTAAAAACGACTGAAACTTCTTTTCTGTATTTTCACTGTTTATAGACTTCGTATCATATATACCTGACGTATAATCCGCACCCAATCCTGGATCGGTTTGTGAAGTAGTTGTCTGTGTCTCAACTGGCCTGAGACCCGTCCAACCCTGTTGATAGCTACATATTTCTAACCACGGTGCCGTTCCTTCTGGTTTACATAATGTATCTAATACAATAGGATTTATTACTCCATTTTCTTCTCCCTCTGGTGAGTCACCTGTCCACCCAGGGCGATTTCTACACATCGCATGCCAAAAAGTCGTAGCGCATAACATATCAATCGCCGATTGTTCCGAATCTTCTACTGGGGTACTTATACCTATACTACCTGTACCATTGAGAGAGAGGGCTTGTTCGTAAGCTGTTTGTGTATCAGGTGACTCGAACGTGTATTTGGATGGTGATGTGTCATTATCCGTTGATGCGTTTATTGTAATCTGTTCTGCCTGTTCTGCGAGTCCTAATTTTCGTGGTAATTGTTGCGAATCGGGATTTATAATAAGTGCCATTTCGTACAATTGTTTAGCATCGGTGTAAGCTCCAAGACCGTACATCGCGTCCCCAGTTCTTTCGAGTTTCATTAATTTAGTCACATCGGAATTTGAATCATCTATTTTATTGGCATCATTTAACGCGGATGTGAATTCTCCTATACGTGTATACGCGATAGAGCGTTGATTGTACAACATATATTTTTCTGACTCTTGTGTGACTGAAAGTGCATCTGTAAAATTTACAATAGCATCAGTGTAATTTCCTGTGGACAATGCCTCATAACCCATTTCAGTCGCAGACTTGGGTAGTACGTTATTTAGTTCTGATCCTGTTTCTTCGATCGGCCTGTCACCTGTCCATCCGGGTCGATCGTTACATAAATTATTCCATGGATATTTCTCACATAAAGAATCCAACTCTGGAAGTACACCACGCGGTGAAGGACCGATAGATTCCATTGAAGGTCCAATCGAACTCGGTGGTGTATAAATTGGTTCGACCCCTGTCCAGTTTGGTATGACACCTTCACACATATTGTTCCAGGGAAACTTTTCGCATAATGTATCCACTGACGACGCTGTAGTATCGGGTATTGGTTCGGTTGTTATAGGCGATGGATTGCCAATTAATGGAGAGGGTCCAGTTACATCCGGCGATGGGTATATTGGTTCGATACCCGTCCAGTCTGATACTACACCTCGGCATAAATTATTCCATGGATACTCTTCACAGAATGAAAATGTTACGGAACTCATCGTGGGTGGTGATGGACCTATAGTCTCTGTGGTTTGTGGGTTAATAAGCATAGGTGACGGACCTGTAGTATTATTAAACTCCGCGGTAGATAAAACCCCATCTTCATCCGTATCGAGTGTGCGGAATACTCCAAACATGTCATCTTCGGTAACTGTACTTTCCATTTTTGGGGACATTGCATTGAAGAATTCTGGAAAGTTCACCACACCGTCATAATCCGCATCCATAGCCATATGAGCGGTTGGTTCGACAATCACTGGAGCGGGTGACTCTGGTTCGCTAGGTTTACTCCCTGTCCAACCGGGTCGATCTTTACATAAATTATTCCACGGATATTTCTCGCATAGTGAATCCAGAGCCGAATTTACATCACCCGTGTTAACTGGCGATGGTCCGACAATAGATTCGCTACTAGATGGTGATGGGCCGACAGTCACCTGAGAGGGGGTCCCGCTAGACGGTGATGGTCCTATACTCACAATAATGTTTTCTTCTGTCCTTTTACGTAGTTCGTCATATTCGAGTGTATCTCGTTTATCTATATATAGAAATGTCATTATCACACCTGTTACGATAATAAGAAAAACAAAGACACCAGGACCACCACCCATGTTATTATATCGTTACATTTTAAATCGACTGAATAAAGTTACTTTAAAATGTATTTTTGTAATTGTAATATATTATATGTTCATAGGCGATGGACCTATAGTCCCTGATGCTTCATCTCTTTCTAGGTTACTACTGATCCAGTTACGTATTGTTGAACTACCCGATATACCATACCTGGGCATGCCGTTCTCGTTGAGACCCCACTCCAGTGGAAATTGTACTATATCCTTAGTTTCAATCGATGGTCGGGGTGTCCAATGATCTGGAAAACCACCACCATAACTTACTTCACTGAATTCTTCGTATGCGTTTATGAGATCTTTTATATTTTCTTCTCTCTCGTATACTGTATGGGGTGGTTTATATATGATATCAAATGATGATTCGGCATCCATACGTAACGACTTCCTTTCCGAGAGTAATTCGCTAAATTCTATAGATTTATCGACATCCCCTCCCTGTGATACTATCATATTTTCTCGTGCTGCTATTTCTATGTTAATATCTTTCAATTTAAATTGAATGTACATTTCTTTCGCTTCTGCTTTTAAGGTGGCTTCATTCGCGGCTACCGCATCTTTTACCTTTTCACCCGTGTCGTCAGACGATGTTGATTTGTTACTCGCATTTCTTAAATAAAAAAACAGACTCAGCGATGTGCATAGTACTACGACTATAATTATAATTATAATCGTTTTCCTTTCCATCTTATTTATATTTAGATTTTAAATTGGTATGGGTAGTATACTCGCACGAACTTTATTTATATAATAAACATAACCGGCGAGAAGTGCGAAGAATGCAGTGATTATATAATTGAATGAAAACTTCTTTCGTTTTGTTTGTGTTATTATCTGTTCCGCTTCTTCTCGGTTAGGGAGTCGTTTAACACTTTCGTGTAAAAGATCTATTTTTCCTATGAGAGCGTATAGTGCTTCTAACATTTGGGCTTCTTTGTTTACAGGCTTCTCCTTGACATCAATTGTTGTGATCTCTAAAACCATATACCATTTAGAATCCGGTTGAAGTGTGTGGTATCCGCCATCATCCTGGTGTTCGTATATGTTGAAGTTTAGTTTTTGTATTGATATCGGATTGAAATAATTCAATTTCCGTTGAAATGATTTCCATTGTTTATCCCGAAGTACGGTATGAGATCCATGATTATAATGTCTTTCTAGAGGAATGCGGGCGAATATCTGACCATGTCGTTCATCGAGCATTTGCGCACGCTGTGGTATGTCGGGGCATACGATATCCACATATTTCGCAATATCTGATGTATGTGTGGCGTCTGATGAAGGACTTCTATCTCCCACCTGAGTGATATAGAAATCGGCTAACTTTATCCCAATAACATTACTCATATCTTCTACGTGTGTGTTTGATTTGAGTGTGAGATCGAGAGAAAATGTATTGTTTGTTCCTGTAACGTATTCTGAATCGACAATTATATACTGAACTTTTTTGGGTATATCTTGTAACGATGTCATCTTATAGTGTTTCGATAAAAAAAATAGAGCTTAAGTTACCTGAATACTTGTGAATATTTCAAGAATGATTCCAATTACTCGAAATACCGAAATAGATAAGCTTGATGTCCTTACCGAACTTGATGTTCTTCGTCATGAAGTG